GCAGCGCTTGCCGCTCAAGCCAGTTCAGGCGGAGATGTTCGAGCATGACTCCATCTTGGCAATGAGTCGATTCAGATACCACTCCGCTTTACGGGCATCCTCGAGCGCGTTGCCCTTGAGCCACATGCGGATCATGTACTTGAGCGCCTGCCCCTGCAGGTATGCCGGGACCATGTGCGGTGCATCGGCGATCACCGACTCGATGAAGTCGATGGCCTCGATGGTGCCCGCCTGATAGTGCGGGGGGTGGTTCACGAGGTCGCTTGCTGTTCTGCGTTTTTCCATTTCTTGCGGGTGATAATGTCGTAGACGTGGGTGCTGGTGATGCCGTAGATGGCCGCCAGCTGTTTGATTGTCCAGCCGCTGGCGTACAGCTTGCGAATGTCGATGGCGTTCTGCGGCGTCAATACAGCGTTGCCGGGCACATGGCCTGGCCTGAAGCTGGTGCTGGTCGGCGCCTTCACCGCCACTTCTCACCCATCAGCACCTGGCGGCACACCTCAATGGCCTGCTGCGCCTGCTTCTGCGTCATCACCGATTCGGTTTCATCCATCGCCTTCACCACTCGGTCGAGCAGTGTGGCGTAGTCCGTGTCGCGGAAGTTCGCGGCGATGTCGAGCGAAAACTCTTCCCACAGGCCGGTGAGGGTGCCACGCAGTGGATGGCCATACGGCAACTCCTGACGGCCACTGCGTTGATACAGCGCCTCCATCATGTCGGCGCGCTGCTGGTCGAGTTGCGTGGTGGTCATTCGTCGAGGTACTTGCGAAGGTGGAGCAGTTCAGCACAGAGCTGTTCGCGGTTCTTGATGCCGCAAGTGTTGTGCAACTGATCGATGCGGATGTCGATCAGCAGGCGGAGGCGATCACGTTCTGATGCCTGGCCAGCTTTGAAGGTGTTGCTGCCTTCGAGCAGGCTATAGAGACGAGCACGGGCAGCATCGTTCATCGGCTCTGCAGGGCGATCTGAATAGCAGCTTGGAAGTAGCCGGCCATCTTCATGCGGCGATATTCGCCGCTGGCCTCCTCTGATTGTTTGTCCTCGATCAGGTCGTAGTTGTGCCTGGCTTCTTGGAGTGCGGCCAGCGTTTCGATGTTGAGCATGTCCAGTTCAGATCGGCTGAGATCATTCACCTTGTCCAAGTGGATGACTTTCGCGAGGATGAACGAACGATGGAAGGGAACAATGGATTGGTCTGGGGTCATGATGCAACTTCGATTTCAGCGGATGGCCAGCGGTTCTGGGCGTAGCGGATCGCAGCACCGACGTTCTCGGCGCGAGTGATCCAGAGCATCGGCCGAGCGCCGCTGGGATAAATTAGGAGGCGATACTCCTTAGTGCGGGCACCATTGCGTGGCCTGCTGATGCCCTCGCCGTAGACGCCCTGATCCTCGGGATCGGTGCGCCATTGGAAGGCGATCAGTGAGTTAGAGGTAGACATTCGGATCGGTGACAGATTCAGGATTGAGCCATTCGATCTGGTTCCACCAAGGGAGCCATGTATCGGCGGCGATCAGCTTGGCCTCCGTCAGGCTGTGCGCCAGTACGCACTCAACGACGTTGGCGGACTTGATCGTGAAGTAAAAGCGGCGGGGGGTCACTTGCGCACCTCGATGTAGGACTGCGTGCCGGAGTGCGTAGCGCCTGCTTGGTTGCCAGCCTCGATGCCGATCATGGCGAAAACGGCAGCGACGACCAGAAGGCAGATGACGTTGTTGATGCGGTTGATCATTGGATTGAAGAACAGTGGCCTGGTGGCCGTGGGTCAATAATGCCGTGCCCCGTCGGCGGTGCACAGCGCCCTGTGACAGTTCTTCACACGGCCTCAGCGCCCACTGCCAGCTCAACCGGCACCCGCAGTTCTGGCTTGCTCTGCCCCTTGACGCGCCGCCCCCAGCCGACCACCGCCGGGCTGACAGGTAGCTCGACCGTGAACCACACATGGCCGCAGGCATTGCAGCCCCGCTTACGCACCGTCACCTCGGCGTCGCGGTTGTTCGTTGCCATTGCCTTGATGTCACCACTGGAGCACCTGGGGCACTGCATTGCTATCGTGAGATGTACCCCACTGGTCTAGCACAATGCAGTTCGGTGAGTGGATGGCCGTCACCCTTTCGGCAGAGCAGCAGTTCGAGATCGAAAAACATGCCCGCGCTCTGCTCAACAGCAAAGACGCGGGCACCATGGCCGTTGCTCTCTATAAGCAGGCCTGCTACCAGCAACAACTGCTGCAGCAGGCCGTGAACGAGATCGCGCGGCTCGAATGTAAACTGATGGGGCGTTAGAACATGTCGTCGCTCACGTCGACCACCACGCCATCAGTGGCCGCGGCCAGCTTCTGCGCAGCATCACCGGGATCCACCCAGTCGCGCGGCGGCTGTGCCACGGCGCTTACATAGGCCAATCCCTTCTGGCTGGTCTTCTTCCAGCCGCTGATCGGCACCTGGACGCTGCCGTACTGGTCGGGCGTCTGGCTCATCACAAAGCGGCAGAAGGCATCCAGCTCCTCCACTTTGATGTTCATCATCCCGCTGAAGTCCACCTTGCTTTCAGGCTTGGTCGACTTAAAGATGCTCAGGTTCAGCTTGAAGCTCATGGTTGTTCGTTGGTAATGGTGTTGGCCTGTTCGTATTGCTCCACCCCGGCCAATGGGTAGAGCACGAAGCCTGGCGTGCGGAAATACGCCGGACCTTTGCCTGCCTTGCGCCAGCGCATCAGCGTGTCGGGGTGCAACCCCCATCGCTGTGCAAGCTGGGTGGCAGTCAGGTACTCAGAAGAGTTCATCGCTCTCAGGCTCCGGTGTAGGTGCCGGCTCGGGGATGGCGGCGTTGAGATCAGCGACCTGATCGCTCACGGTCACCGGCTCAATGTCGACCACCTCCTCCTGGCTCTGCATCCCGAGCAGGAGATCACTGGCATAGAGGCGACCCCAGAACGCTGCGGCGCGATAGCGGATCATCAGCTCGGGCATCGTTTGCCACTTGCTGCCCGCCTTGGTCGCCCAACCTTCCTTCTTCGCCATCGCCATCGTGATGGTTGGTCCCTTCAGCTCCTGCCCGCTGGCGAGATCCTTGGCGATCGCGTAGCAGGCCAGGCTGTCGCCGCTGCCGCTCAATTCGAACCGCAGCGGACTGAATCGGCCGCAGCCGTTCACCATCGCGATGATGAAACTGCTGCTCCACGATGGGCGGCCATGAATTACATGGAGGTGCTGCATCGCCAAGAAGGGCGAGATGCCCATCCGATTGGCGATCTCAAGCGCGACCAGGCAGTTGGCGAACCCCTGCTGGCCTTGAAATTGCGGCGGGATCAGCGTGCTGCTGGCTAAGGCCTTGGCAATACGCTGGGCGTCCTCGAACTGTTGAATCCCCGAGAAGACGGAGCCAGTTGGGTGGGTGGTGGTGAGTGCTGTGGATTCCATCAATACATCTCGATCTCGGTGGTCTGTGTAGCGGCCTCGCCGATCATCCATGACGGCAGGCTGATCGGTTCGATCCGATCGCTGTAGGCAGGCCAGCGGCCATTGGATTTGCACTCGGCCAGTGTCTGCAGATCGCGCATGGCGGTCTGATAGCCGCGCTCGATCATCTGCTCATCAGCGGCATAGACACCAACCGCGAACGGTGGCTTCTTCTCTACTGCGATAAAGATGAACCCAGAGGGGCGCTTCCCATAGGCGGCCTCAATGCCCGCCATGTACCAGCCGGCTTGAACGTGATACCGCCACTTCGCGATGCTGCGGCGGAACTCCCGCGGACTGGCATCTTCGGTGGTCTTGAGATCCACCACGATGCCGCCATCCTCGGTGATCCAGTCCGGCCGGCACTTGCACTGCAATCCGGTGGTCGGCTCCGTCCACATGTGCGTGGTCTCGGCCTCGCCGGCTATACCAAGCAGCAATGCAGCAGCCGGATGGCCGAGCACTGCTCTGCCCATGTGCATCACCAGATCGGCATCCTCTCGGCTCAGCACTGTGCGGCCGTTGGCCTCAGCCTCGAACGCTGCCCATGCCTCCTTGCCGGCCTTGGTACGGCGGTCAAGGCCATCGGGGGCGACAATGTAGTCGGTATCCCATTTGTGCAGTTCGAGCACATGGGTGTGAACTGCGCTGCCGATGCGCATCGCTGGCGTCGGCTCGGGAATGACGCGCTTCGGGTCGATGTAGCGCGCCCAGTAGTGCAAGGGTGATCGCGCGATGAGATCCAAGTGCGACTTTGAGATCGCAGGATGCGCGTGATAGTCGGCGTTCTCCATAGGGTGTGGCGACTTGCGCGATCCTATAGCCTGATGCGGTCAAGTGCAACCCCATGCAGCTCCGCACTTATCAGCAGCGCGCCATCGACGATCTGCGCAATGCCTACCGCTTTGGCTATCGGGCGCCACTGCTATGCCTACCGACCGGCGGCGGGAAGACCATCATCTTCACCGCCATCGCGCAGGCCTCAGCCGCTCGAGGCCGCCGTGTGCTGATCTTGGTGCATCGCCGTGAGCTACTCCGCCAGGCCAGCGACAAGCTGCGATGGGCAGGCCTTGAACATGGCCTGATCGCTGCAGGCATCGAGCCATCTGAGGCGCCCGTGCAGGTGGCCTCAGTCCAGACCATCGCGCGCCGCCTGTCAGCCATTGACTGGCAGCCGGACCTGATCATCATCGACGAAGCGCATCACGCCACTGCAGGCCAGTGGGAGCGCATCCTGCAACATTGGCCAGCCGCCTACCGCCTAGGTGTCACCGCCACGCCATGCCGCCTCGATGGCCGCGGCCTCCGCAGTGCGTTCGATCACTTAGTCCTCGGTCCATCAGTTGCTGAGCTGATAGACGCTGGCTACCTCAGCAATTCCCGCATCTACGCGCCACCACTGGTGGCCGATCTATCCGGCATCCGTACCCGAGCCGGCGACTATGCCAACGATCAGGCCGCGGCGGCCATGGATCGCCCAACCGTCACAGGTGATGCCATTGCGCACTACCAGCGGCTCGCTGCAGGCCAGCAGGCGATCGCGTTCTGCTGCAATATCGCCCACGCCAAATCCGTTTGCGCTGCGTTTCTGGCCGCAAGCATCCGCGCGGTACTACTCCTTGGTACCACTACCGACCGCGATCAGGTCGTTGCAGACTTTGGCGCCGGCTTGGTGCAGATATTGGTGACCGTCGATGTTGTCTCCGAAGGCTTTGATGTGCCCGCTGCCAGCGTTGCCGTCCTCCTGCGCCCCACCAAGTCCCTCGGCCTCTACCTGCAGCAGGTCGGTCGCGTACTCCGCCCAGCGCCTGGTAAGCAGGCCGCACTGATCCTCGACCATGTTGGCAATGTCACCCGCCATGGCTTCCCGGATGATCACCGTGACTGGACGCTCGACGATGGCATCAGGCGCACAGCAGGCACAGCAGCGCCATCAGTGCGCACATGCCCCGAGTGCTACGCCGCCTTCAAGCCGCAACCGATCTGTCCCGTTTGCGGCGCACAATGCGCACCGATCACTAACCGCAAGATCCGCCAGCTAGCAGGTGAACTGCAGGAGCTGAAGCGGAGCGAGATGCGGCAAGCACGCCGCAAGC